CCTTGCAAAAGGGGTAAACATACCACCAAATTCTGCTATTGAATTAATTCAAGGCGGAGCAAAAATTGTTTTAGCTAATGGTGATACATTAGAAGCAGTCTCTGATACAGCAAGTAGCTTGGATGTGGTTCTTTCGTACATCGATACAATTAGTTCGTAGGAGGAACAATGACGGCAATAGTAAATGGAATCCAATATATTGGGGGGCAGACAGCTCCTAACGAATTTATAAATAATCAAGCGGCAACCATTGATGGTACACAAACAATAGAAAGTGCAGTTCTTGCAGGACCAATAACTATTCCTGCAACAATAACAGTAACAGGAACGTTGGTAATAGTTTAATGAGTAAGATAGAAGTAAATACAGTTGAACCACAATGCGGAACTACTTTAACAGTAGGAGAATCTGGTGGTAGTGTTAGAACAGGTTCAAACAATTTACAAGCATCTGATGGTGGAAATTTAATTAGTCAATCTGGCACAACAATAACTTTAGGTGCTTCTGGCGATACTATTCAATTAGCTTCAGGAGCTTCTCAAACAGGTTTTGGTAGAACAGGAACTGTTGATTGGCAAACAGGTAGTATTAAAACAGCAACATTTACAGCAACTAATGGAGAAGGTTATTTTTGTAATACTTCTGGTGGGGCATTTACAGTTAACTTACCAGCAGGTTCTGCTGGAGCAATCGTCTCTGTAGTAGATTATACAAATACTTTTCAAACATATAATTTAACAATTAGTCCAAATGGTTCAGAAAAAATAGGTGGAGTGGCAGACGATGCAATATTAACTACAGAAGGTCAATCAGTAACTTTTGTTTATGTAGATGCTACCGAGGGGTGGAAAAACATTCAAGATTCAACAAGTAATGTAATGGGTAATGCTTATATAGTAGCAACTGGGGGTACTATAACAACTTGTGGTAATGACAAAATTCATAAATTTACAGGCCCAGGAACTTTTGCAGTAACTGCAGTTCATCCTTGTGCTACATATAATTTAGTTTCATATATGGTAACTGCAGGTGGTGGCGGTGGAAGTGGTGGTCCTTCAGGAGACGGCGGTGGTGCTGGTGGTGCAGGTGGTTTTAGAGAACTTGTAAGTCCGACAGCTCCTTATTCAGCTAGTCCTTTAAATGGTTATCCAACCCCAGGAAATAGAATTACAGTATCTGCTACACCATATCCAATTACAGTTGGTGGTGGAGGATCAGGAACAAGTGCTTTTCAAACAGCTGGTGGTAATGGAAACCCTTCTGTTTTTTCATCAATAACTTCAACTGCTGGCGGTGGAGGTGGTGGTAACACTACAGCTGGTGGTACTGGAGGTTCTGGTGGAGGTGGTGGTGCTGGTGGAAGTGGACCACATAGTGGCTCTAATGGAAACACTCCTCCTGTTACTCCTCCTCAAGGTAATAATGGTGGAACTGGTGGAACTGCTGGAACACCTGGTACCGATCAAAGATCTGGCGGTGGCGGTGGAGCTACAGCAGTAGGTCAAAATTCTCAACCACCTAATCTGGGTGGTGACGGTGGAGCAGGCGCAACAACATCAATTACAGGAAGTCCAGTAGCTTATGCTGGTGGAGGAGGCGGTATGTCATCTCCAACTACAGGCACTGTAGGCGGAGCTGGTGGAACTGGCGGTGGTGGAGCTGGATCAGCTTGTGGTAGTGCTGCAGTTGCAGGCGGATGTAATACCGGCGGTGGTGGCGGTGGAGCTGGTGGTAGTATATCACCTGCCCCAGTGACTGGCGCAAATGGTGGTTCAGGTGTGGTAGTAATAAGGTATAGATATCAATAATTATGACAAGTAAAATTAAAGTAGATAATATAAATAAAGTTTCAGATGATTCAAACATTATCAAAAAATGTGGTACAACAGTAACTGTTGGAGCTGCTTCTGACGGAGTTAGAACTGGTGCAGATAATCTACAAGCAGCAGATGGTGGAAATTTAATAAGTCAATCAGGTACAACTATTACATTAGGTGCAAGCGGTGATACTATTGCTTTAGCATCAGGTGCAAGTCAGACAGGTTTTGGTCGAACAGGAACTGTAGATTGGCAGACAGGAAGTATTAAAACAGGAACTTTCACAGCAGCTAATGGTGAAGGTTATTTTGCAAATACAACAGGTAGTTCATTTACAATGAATTTACCAGCAGGTTCTGCTGGAGCAATTGTTTCAGTTCAAGATTATAATAATACATTTGATTCAAACTCTTTAATTATTTCACCAAATGGTTCAGAAAAAATTAATGGTGGAGCCGGTGGTGCTAGTGATACTATTGAATTAGATACAGAAGGAGAAGGTTTAACTTTAGTTTATATTGATGGAACAGTAGGTTGGAGATCAATACATCAATCAACTTTTGCAGATCAAAGTTCAACAGAATTATTTGTAGCGGCATCAGGAGGAAACACAACAGCTACTTGTGGAAATTATAAAATTCATACTTTTACAGGCCCTGGAACTTTTACAGTTACTTGTGCAGGTAATGCGTGTGGATCAAACAAATTAGATTATTTAGTAGTAGCTGGTGGAGGAGGAGCATCAGGTGAATTTTCTGGAGCCGGAGCCGGTGGTTTTAGAGAATCTGTGCCTAGTCCTGCAGCGTGGGCAGCAAGTCCCCTTGCAGCGCCAGCTGGAGGTTTAACAGCTTCAACTTCTCCAGGTTCTTACCCTATAGTAGTAGGAGCAGGAGGTGCTGCAAATAGTAACAATGGAAATCCTTCAACTTTTTCTACAATAACATCTACTGGTGGTGGCGCTGGAACTGGAGCCGAAGGAAATACTGGAGGTTCAGGTGGTGGTGGATCTGCTGAACCTGCTCCACAAAATGCTGGAGGTGCTGGAAACACTCCTCCTGTTAGTCCCCCTCAAGGAAGTAATGGTGGACAAGGAGCCAACTGTGGTGGTAACCCAAGAGGCGGCGGAGGTGGCGGCGGTGCAACTGCTGTAGGTACAGCGGGAAGTACTGGTGGTGTTGGAGCTGGAGGGGCTGGAGCAACAACTTCTATATCTGGATCTCCTGTGGCAAGAGCTGGTGGTGGCGGCGGTGCAGGTAATGTTCCAGGTAATAACACAGTCGGAGCCGGTGGAACTGGAGGAGGTGGTGGACCATCACCTTTAAATGGTACCGATAATACTGGTGGCGGCGGTGCTGCTTTTGGAAGACCATCAGGAACTGGTGGAAATGGTGGCTCTGGTATAGTAATAATAAGGTACAAATTTCAATAATTATGAGTGAAGTAAAAGTAAATAAAATTAGTCCAAGAACAAATTGTGGTACAGTCCAGTTAGGAGATAGTGGTGACACTATTACAATTCCTGCTGGTGCAACAATCACTAACAACGGAACGCAGACAGGTTTTGGTAGAACAGGGACTGTTGATTGGCAAACAAGCTCAATTAAAACAGCCACATTTACAGCAGCTAACGGAGAGGGATATTTTTGTAATACATCAGGCGGTGCATTTACAGTAAATCTTCCTGCTGGATCAGCAGGTGCTATAGTTTCAGTTTCAGATTACACAAGAACTTTTCAAACAAATGCTTTAACAATTAGTCCAAATGGTTCAGAAAAAATTGGTGGAGTTGCAGAGAACGCAACATTATCTACTGAAGGACAAACAGCAACTTTTGTATATGTTGATGGAACAGAAGGTTGGATAAATGTACAAGAAACATCTAATTCAGTAACAGGTCAATCTTTTATAACAGCAACAGGTGGTACGATTACAACATCTAGTAATGACAAAATTCATACATTCACAGGGCCAGGAACTTTTACAGTTTGTTCAGTAGCTACTTGTGCCGCTAATAATCAAGTTTCTTATTTAGTAGTCGCCGGAGGTGGTGGCGGAGGTGATGGTGAACCTGGAGCTGGACATCCAGCTGGAGGTGGAGGTGGTGGTGGATTTAGAGAAGACAAATCTCCTGTTACTCCATACACAGCTAGTCCTCTTGAAGGTGCTGGAGCAATAACAGTTACAGCTACAGGTTTTCCAATTGCAGTTGGTAGCGGAGGAGCGGCAGGTACTTCAACATATTCAGCTGGAACAAGTGGTGTTGTATCAACTTTTTCAACAATTACATCTGCTGGAGGAGGCGGTGGCGGTGCCGGATCAAATCCAGGAACAAACAGAAGTGGATTAGACGGAGGATCAGGTGGAGGATCAGGTAGTTCAAATTCAGCACCTGCAGGAGGCGGCGGTGGTAATCAACCTCCAGTTTCACCTCCACAAGGGCAAAATGGTGGACCAGGTGCACAAACTACTGGTAAAGGAGGATCAGGTGGCGGAGCAACAGTAGCTGGATCTCAAACTCCAGGTGGTGCTACTCATCCAGGTGGTGCTGGTGCTACAACCAGTATAACAGCTTCACCAGTCACATATAGTACAGGTGGTGCTGTCGTTCGTTCATGTGCAGGAGCAGCTAATACTGGAACTGGCGGTGATGGTAATAAATGCACTAATGGTAGTGCAGGCGGTTCAGGTATAGTAGTAATAAGGTATAAATTTCAGTAGTTGAATGATAATTAAAATTAATATATAAGGAGAAACATTATGGCACATTTTGCAAAACTAGGAGCTAACAGTAAAGTTATTCAAGTATTAACTTTGAATAATTCTGATATGCTTAACGCTGATGGTGTTGAAGATGAATTAGTAGGTCAACAATATTTAGAACAACACAATAATTGGCCTGCACAAATGTGGATTCAAACATCATACAATACATCAGGTAATACACATAAAGATGGCGGAACACCTTTTAGAGGTAATTACGCAGGTATAGGTTATGAATGGGATGAAGATAATAATATTTTTTGGCCTAAAAAACCATATGCTTCTTGGGTAAAAAATACTACAACTGCTAATTGGCAATCACCACTCGGTGATGCTCCAGCATTAACTGCAGAACAAGAAGCACAAAATACACCTGCAGATGAAAACACACCTGCAACTCATAGGTGGCATTACGTCTGGAATGAAGCTAATCAATCTTGGGACTTGACAAACGATTTAGCATAAATTAAAAATGGTGGTGGTATGCAGAAGAAAGTATTAACAGAGCAAGCTCTATATTTTGGTGATGTAGCAATGCCTAAAGATTGGGACATTGACCGAGATAAATTATCAGGCGACATTTTACAATCAGTAATTCAAAAAAAAGATTTTCCGTTCTCTCGAACTTGGGATATGTTAAATACATATATGCGAGATCACGTTGGTCTTGAGTATGGTACTAATCTAATTAACAAAGAAACGTGGGGAAATATCTATAAACCTGCGGAAACAACTATTCCTTTATTAAATATTGATCCAGTGGATCTACGTAACTCTCCAGACTTTACATTATTATATGGTGTAAAAGTTAAAGATTGTAATGTTAGAATACATTATGAAGATAACAGACGTAAAGGAAGAAGTTGGGATATAGAACTTACTAATAATAAATTTATAATGTTTCCATCAACTAATATGTATTACTTAACTAATAATCAAAAGGATAGTTTAAATTTCGTACAAACTATAACGTATGAATATATCTAATTATTATTGGTATTTTAGTGGTGTATTAACACCTAAATTTTGTGATGATGTAATAGCTTATGCAAATTCAAAAAAAGAAGTAATGGCTAGAACGGGTGGTTATGGTGATAGAAAATTAAAAAAAGAAGAAGTTAAAGATTTAAAAAGAAAAAGAAACTCTGATTTAGTATGGTTAGATGATACTTGGATATACAAAGAATTACACCCATATGTTCACGAAGCAAATAGACGAGCTGGTTGGAACTTTGATTGGGAAAGATCGGAATCGTGTCAGTTTACAAAATATAAACATAATCAATATTATGATTGGCACTGCGATAGTTGGGATAAACCTTATAAAAAAGAAGGACCCGACAAAGGTAAGATTCGAAAACTATCTATGACTTGTCAGTTAACAGATGGTTCAGAATATAAAGGTGGTGAATTAGAATTTGATTTTAGAAACTATGATCCACATATGAGAGATGAAGTTAAACATTTAAGAAAAGCAAAAGAAATTTTACCTAAAGGTTCTATTATTGTCTTTCCTTCATTTGTTTGGCATAGAGTTAAACCCGTAACCGCTGGCACAAGATACAGTCTTGTTGTTTGGCATTTAGGAAAACCATTTAAATAATATGTATATAAATAATTACTTTAACACACCAATTTGGTCTGAACAAAAACCAGAGTTTGTAAAATCATTAACAAAAGCATCTAACAAATATATTAAAGCTGCTAAAAATTTTCCAGAAGCTAAAGCACATATAAAAAAGTTTGGTGATTTTGGAAGATCATATCATTCAACACCACTTACAGCTGATAATGATTTTATAGATTTTAGAAATTACATTGGTCAAAAGTCTTGGGAATATTTAGATCATCAAGGTTATGATATGTCATTATACTCAACTATGTTTAGTGAGTTGTGGGTGCAAGAGTTTGCTAAAAAAGGTGGTGGTCATCACAGTGCACATATACATTGGAATCAACACGTTTCAGGATTCTATTTTTTAAAATGTAGTGACAAAACATCTATGCCAGTATTTCACGAACCGAGAACCGGTGCACGTGCTACAAAATTAAAAATGAAGCCAGACCTTAAAGGTGTTTGGCCAGGTTCAGAACTTATACATTTTAAACCTACACCAGGAACTTTAATTATATTTCCAGGGTTCTTGGAACACGAATATTCAGTAGACTTTGGACTTGAACCTTTTAGATTTATACATTGGAACATTCAAGCAGTGCCGAAAGATATGGCTAAAGATGTTTAAGAAGAAAAAATATACAGTTATCCGTCAAGCAATATCAAAAGACTTGGCTAGCTTTGTTGCAAACTATTTTATGATGCAAAAACAAGTTTATGATACTTGTAGAAACGCTAGATACATATCCCCATTTGAAAATATTATTGGATATTACGAAAGTAAAGAAGAACAAATACCAGAAACTTATGCTCACTATTCTAATATTGCTATGGAAACTTTAATGTTAAAATGCCAACCTAAAATGGAAGAAGCAACAGGGTTAAAATTATATCCAGCTTATACATATGCAAGAATTTATAAAAAAGGAGATGTCTTAACAAGACACAAAGATAGATTTAGTTGTGAAATATCTACAACTATGAATCTTGGTGGTGATGATTGGCCAATATATCTAGAGCCATCCGGAGAAGTTGGTAAGAAAGGTATCAAAGTAGATTTAAAACCAGGAGATATGCTGGTTTATTCTGGCTGTGAGCTAGAACATTGGAGAGAAAAATTTAAAGGCAAAGAATGCGTTCAAGTATTTCTTCATTATAACAACCGTAAAACACCAGGATCAAAAAACAATATGTTTGATAAACGTCCACATTTAGGACTTCCCCCTTGGTTCAAACGATGATATAATCTTTAGATGGAGACAGGGCACCACCACATACCCCCTGTCTCCTTTTAAGGATTATTTATGAGTTTAGGATTTGACGCAATATCAGCATTACCGTTTGCCACTACAACATTAGTTGGCAATGTTAATGTTAATGTACTTAAAAACCAATTAAATATTACAATTGGTAGTGTAGGTATTATTGCTGATTCTATTGTCGAAGATCCAGATCCAAATAGACTTGCACTAGGTCTTGGTACTTTAACTATTAGTGGTAAAGCTAATGTTACTGTCACTAAAAATGAATTATCATTAGGTTTAGGCACTATTACAGTTACTGCAGCTGCTAATGCTGTAGTTACAGGAAACGCGTTGACGTTAGCAACAGGAAATGTTACAGTAACAGGAGCGGCAAATATAAATCCTGACAAAGTATCTCTTGCTTTAGATACAGTAGAGCCAGGAGTTATAACGTGGAACGATATAATACCAGGAGCAACAATGGTTTGGACACCAATAAAACCGTACTAATATGGCATCAACTTATTCAACAGATTTATCATTAGAACTCGTAACGACAGGTGAAAAAGCCGGTCTATGGGGAACTATTACAAATACTAATTTACAATTATTACAAACAGCAGCATCAGGTTATGTAGAAGTAACTTTAAGTTCTGGTACAACTACATTACTTTTGTCTGACGGATCTGCAAGCGCAAATGGTAAACACCTTTATATAAAAGTAACAGGAACTTTATCTGGTAATGCTAGTCTAGCAATGCCTGCATCAACAACAGGTGGTAATGCTAACAGAGTATTTTTTGTAGAAGATGGAACTACTAGGGGAACAGCAGCAGATAGTTTTACAGTAACTTTATTAACTACAGGTCAAGCTGGAGCTACACAAGTTCCTCTTCCTGAAGGTGCAACAGCTTTAGTTTATTCTAGAGGTAGTGTGCCAGCAACAACATTAGGTATGTTACAAAAAGGAATGACTTCTGTAACTGCAGCAAGTAAAGTTGCATACACAGCAGTCGCTGGAGATCAAATTGTAGTAGATACAGTTGCTAACCCAGTAACAATTACACTTCCTGCATCACCTGCAGTTGGAGATGAAGTAACAATTATGGATGGTTCAGCATCAAATGGTTTTGCAACAAACAATTGTATTATTGATAGAAATAGTGAAAACATAGAAGGCGCTGCTGCTAATGATACTCTTGCTACTAATAATCAATGTGTAACGTTAATATACGCTAACGCTGCAAAAGGTTGGCTATATAAATCTACTAATCAATAGGAGCTAAAAAGATGGCTCTGACTCAAATCAAATTCGCACCAGGAGTTGATAAACAAGACACAAGTGTTGGCGCTATAGGTCGTTGGGTTGACTCTGATAATGTAAGATGGAGATATGGACTACCAGAAAAAGTTGGTGGTTGGCAATCTTTACTACAAGATTCTATTGTAGGTGTAGTTAGAAAACAACACGCTTTTGTAGATACAGAAGGTAATAGATATATTGGAATAGGCACAGATAAATTTTTACTTTTATTTTTTGAAGGACAACTTTTTGATATTACTCCTGTAAAAACTACAATTACTGGAGCTACTTTTACTTTTAATGGTAGCACTACAATTACTATTACAACATCTGCTGCTCATGGATTAAGTGACGGTGATATTATACAATTAGATTCTGTAACTTTACCTGGAGGAACAGGTTTAAATGCATCAGATTTTGAAGATAAAACTTTTCAAGTTATTACAACACCTACAGCAACTACTTTTACTATAACTTTTACAAGTTCTGGATCTGCAGCTTCTGGTGGAAGTACAAGTATCATTCCATACGAACCTGTTGGGCC